CACTGTGATGAGGATGTAATTAGCTTAGAAGCTGTGTACAAGAAGCTTAATATGTTTGCTAGGCACAGTAAGACCAGCCTATGATGGTAGAATACCCTGAAGGAGGTGAGGCTGGCTATCTAGTCCTTGATGAGGAGGACTATACTAAAGCTGTAGGGCAGCTCAAACTAGCTGTTGGGGCTGTCCTATCTGTCTTCAATATGTATGGTATGGATGTATACATAGCTGGAGCACAGAAGGAGATAGTCCAACTAGCAGAGGACTTTGGACAAAGACTACGAGGGGTAGATAAACCCATCAGTATTGAATATATTAGGAGGAATAATGGAAGATAAGGAAGTAAGAAGGCATGGGCATCCAGGCTTCTATAAATATCTGGATGAGATGGCAGAACTTCACAGTATCAAGAACAGGGATTACACTCATGGGGGTGACCCTTTAGGTAACTTCCATAGGGTGTCAGCTATCCTGAAGATATGGGGATATGATATACCACCTTGGCTAGTAGCAGCTATCTATGCCTTAAAGCAACAGGATGCTGCTATGTGGATGATGTCACAGAACTATGAAGGGCAAGTTCAGGGTGTAGATGAGAGGGTAGAAGATGAAGGAATTTATGCTGTGATAAAGAGAATACTTATCAAGGAAGGCAAGGATGAAGGAAGGTCTGGTTAAACTGGATATATGCAGATTCTATACTACTACAGGATATCCTGAGTTCAGACCTGTATGTATCAGGAAGCATCAAGCTAGTAAGAAATGTCATGAGTGTAGGGAAGGAGACTGTAAAGACTACCAATGCTCATGGTCTGCTGATAGGAGGATAGCTAATGGAAAATCTAGAGAGTGAAATTGCGGGACTTTACAAAGGGAGATACAAGGGATGGATGGAAACTTTTTCTGGTAGAAGGGTAAACCCCTTGAATATTAGAAAAAGTGATATTAGTATCAAAGATATTGCTCATGCTCTTAGCTTAATTTGCAGATATGGGGGACACAGCAAAGTATTCTATTCAGTAGCTGAGCATTCTATTAGAGTATCCTATGTAATAGACCCTGAATACAAACTAGCTGCACTACTCCATGACTCGGCAGAAGCTTATCTTGGGGATATTATCAGACCACTAAAACATAACTTCCCTGAGATAATAGAAGCAGAAAGAAGAGCCCTGCATACTATTTTCTTAAAGTATGGTATCAAGATAGATACAGAAGGTGAGGAAGCAATCAAAAGGATAGATAATATTCTTTGTGCTACAGAAGCTAGAGACCTTATGAGTCATGTTGAACTGTGGGGGGGTTTACCACAACCGCTTTCAGGAAAGATAAAGCCATACCCAGACTCAGAAGTAGCTGAAGTATCTTTCCTTTACTTGTTTGAGGTTTATGGGGGTAGAGAGTGTTAGATATAAGCTGGATATTCACTGCTGCTTCTCTAACAGGAGCTATCTTCAATGCCAGGGGGAAGATACTAGGCTTCTATATATGGATACCAGCAAACATAGCTTGGGCTATCTATGACTGGTACATTGGTGAGTTAGCTCAATCCTTTCTCTTTATAATCTACACAGTAATTACCTGTTTTGGTGTCTACCAATGGAGAAAGAAGAAGATTGGCAAATCATAGCTAAAAAACATCCACTTTAGAAGCGATTTTAGGGGGGTAAAATCTTTGGGGATACATATTAGTACCCCCCTTAGCTTTAAGGAAACTTTTTGTTAGCTTTGGTGGGAAGACCCTACCTACCATCAGTGTACTTCTACCCTCAGGCGGTACTTCTCTTCCAAGTGTTTCTCCCTCTGCAGTAGTATCTATAGTAACTGATACACATAGTAGATGGGAGCACAACCCACTTGTTTGCTCTCACAGAATTAGCCTGAGCAACTGACTCCTCGCCAGTCCAAGTGTTCCGTTAGCCCTGCATAGCGACTTATTCCGACACACCAAAGTAAGTATAAACTAATCAGTTAAATTTGTCAAGCCCTCTGTTCAGCTGATGCTTTCTGTGTTGGGAATTCAGGTTTAATACCCAGAGCTGTTAGAAATTCATTTATCTTAGACTGTCCATTAGCTAGGTATCTACCAGAAGCTTCTAAGTATTGACCAGCAATATTAACATACTGAGCTGCTTTATCTACTTGACCTCTGTAGTAACCAACTTCAGCATCAGCTACCCTAGCTTCGCTCTCAAAGGAATCTAAGACCCTTGATGCCATAGATATTCGTTGGATAGCCTCATTAACATATCCATTACCTATAGCAGATTCCCTTGCAGAGTCAGCTTCGTGTGCTAGGGCTAAAGCTATTCGCTGGGCAGCTTCTTTAGTATAGGAATCAGCCATGTCCACCCTGTGACTTGCATATTCACCAAAGATTTTACCAGCATCCTCACCCCTGGTGGCTGCATTGATAAGGTCATCACCTGAATCAAGATAACCTTCTCCAGCTGTTATCTGAGTGTCTACCTCATCTAAGGCTGTTCCAGCATCACCAAGCGGAGTAGTCATAGAACCCAAGGTAGAGACAGCAGCAGCAAACCTGGCTGCAGCAGCATCAAGGGCAGTCTCAGCATCAGTAAGATAACTTGATATATCAGGAGCACTAGGGAAAGATATAGCAGAAATAGCTCCAATAGCAGTGATAGCACTATCTAAGGAAGTGATAACCTTATAGGTATATTCTTCTGCCTTGAAGATTAGTGCCTGACCAGCTGCTCCTATAATAACTATGTCATCCAAGTGTGCTGGGTAATCACCATCAGCTGTAGGTGTTGGAGGAGTCCAAGCCCCTAGATAAATAATTCTAACTACATCATCAACTGTTAAAGTATGGTCTTCCCTGAACTTGAGGTACTTACCAACCACATCAAAAGTAACTACTGGGGGTGGGCTAGTAGTAGTTGTCACTGGATACTCAACCCTTTCTATCCTTATGTAGTCTGACAGGATTGTACTAATATCCAAAAGGTACTTGTCCTTAATCATAACAGTAGTTAAAGTTCCTTCTGCTAAGTCACGCTTAGGAGTTAACCTAGACATCAGGGCAACTGTCTTTACAATAGCCCTAGTAATTTCATCATTGGCTGTCCATACAGCCATAGTTTTATCACCCAGCTCTATCCTTACATTGTTTATCATATCCTCTAGAAACATATCATTCCTCCTTACAGTCTTTACATACAGGAAACTTCATAGTAAGAACCCTTTGCCCCCTGTAGGTGTAGTACCGATACCTCCATTGAGGGGGTTCGTAATCAAATACCTTCTTACACTTTCCACACTCAAAGGCGTCTTTTATACTCCATAGAAAAATCTCCTTATTATGCTCTTCGGATTAGAGCAACCAGGGTTATCATTTGGGTCAGTCCCTGTTATCTCTTTGAGATAGCTCTCCCAAAGAGGGATATTAACAGCTTCATTGTCAACCCATTTGTCCTTGTTATCAACTACAGCATAAGCCTGAATACACCTGGCATTCCAGAAGTCCCAAGTCATAAATTGCTCAGTTCCCCAAGTCATACCCCAGATTCCTGGAACAGGCGAACAATAATTAAGTCTCCCATCACACGACCTGAGAGTAGGAAGCATATTTAGGTTATTATATCTGTAAGCATAGACAGCATGACCACCAAGAAAAGCTCCATTATTACCAGTTAGATGCCAAGGCTCGCCATTCCTCCATTGTTCTATATCCCTCTCATATACTTGCATACCAAAGTAACAACCATTGAGAAGCTGAATAGAATACATAACCTGTGAATGGTCTAAGGGGTCAACACTAGCATAAGCATAGATACTGTGGTATTGACCAGCAGCAGTCCAGCCTGTGTTCCTCCATTCCTTCATAGCCAGTGTTATATAAAGACCAGTATCACGACCACCAGATTGTCTGAGGTATTCATCAATAACTTCCTGGTCAGTAATAGGAATGACTACTCCTTGCTCAAACTTCTCGAAGGTTAGGGTAGTATGAGCAAATGAAGATATGACACAACATCCATACTGGTCATTGGCAAACATCCTGTTATCAACTAATCCACCTACTGCATCATGAGCATCCCATTCTACTTCTAGAGGTGGGAGCTTAGATAATCTTAGGATAGCACGAAAAGGAATAGTCCTAAAATCTATAAGAGGCTTCCCATTATCTGCTAGTCCTGGTCTAAACATAAGGTCTTTTCTAGTCGCCATACTTTACCTCACTAACTTTTTCACAGCTGTTAAAGTAGCATTAAGTATAGGAATACCGATAGTCAGCAAACCAAAGACACTACCAAAAGCTTTAGCATAAGTGTTAAGCTCAGGGTAACCGCCAACTACGCCAACGATTGCTAACGCAGTAGTTGCTACAGCTGACATTATTATTCCAGCTATCTTCACATTATCAGTCATATTACACCTCCTTTATACTATATCAGTATTGGCACAAATTGTCAAGCCTATGGTGGCATCCAGAAAGCTCTTTCTGCTCCAGTACTATCTATATAACAAAAATTCTTTCCATAACCACTTCTAGCAGCTATGTTAATGCTTATCTGACCAGGAGTTTTACCAGTAAGTCCTGTCAATCCACCCTGTATCCTTCTCTCTGCTCCATACTCATCTGTGTAATGCCAGTATGTACCCTCAATCCAACCGAAGCCATCATGCCCAGCTACCACGAGAAGCCTTGGGGTTGTGTCCCCACCAGCATCAGCAGAAAGGAAGCCAACACGAACAATTGGAGCAATACCAGGGATAAGTACTGATGGTTCATTACCAGCAGCATCATGGTATACTTCCCTAACAGCAAACTTACTAATACCAGATTTGTTGATTAAAGCTATCCCAGAAGAAGTAAGTGGAAAAGTAATGTAACCATTTTCTGGAATTAAGTAATAGAAATGAGCAAGAGTAGAAAGGAGAGTTGTCCCAAAATTGCTATAATCAGAAGCCACAATAGCAGTATCAGAAGCTGGGTTAGAAGAATATACGCCATAGCTGAACAGGAGTGGGTCAAGGTTACTTATGTATTTCTCAAAACAGTAGAGTCTTATCTCAGCATATATTATATCAAAGCCAGAAGGTATACCAGATGTGTCAAATAGGAGAGCAACCCTTCCTATATTCTCCCACTGAAGAGGTGTAGAAGTACCTATGATATGGACATAGAGCTGGGATATATCATCATATCCCTGAGTACCAACACCAGTCCTTACTTGACTCCAAGTTCCAGCAGCAGAACGCTGAGCAAACCCATCAACAGAACTAACCTCTGGGTCTGCATCTGGATAGTATTTATAGTTTGCCATTAGGTTACCAAACTCCCTTCAACTAGGTTCTTTCTCCTGTCTAAATCAAGAAAAGCAAACTTAGTATCCTCTGCCCAAATATAACCACCAAACTCATTTATACGAATCTGAGTTTCATTAGGATTTGACGCAAAGGCATGATAGCAGTAAGAACTTATTGAAGCTGGTGGGTCAATAGCAGCTGGAAATGTATCGGTATAGAATCCTAACTTAGCAGACTCTCCTCTCTTGTCATTCAAAAGAGCTAACCCATTAGAATTAAATTCTCCTATCCATATAGCATCCACATCATTTTCACAAAGAACGCTAAAGTCTCCTACAACCTTGCTTGGGTCTGAGGCAACTGTTCTTATATATCCATACATAGCATGGTCATGGTAACCATATCCATCCATATTCACCATATAACCATGTATTGAGCCACCATTGGCACAATGTACACCAGTGCTCCCTTTAAGGTAGGCACATAATATTTCTACATCAGGAATGTTCTCTGTTATCAAAGCACACCTGTAAATTCTCCAAGAAGCATAAGGAGGTGCAATAAACCAGCCAAGCCTTCTATTGGAAGGGGTTAATCCCCAATCCATAGAATCAATAGGTGTTCCAGTATACATATAAGTAGCAGTGAAATCAGCTAATGTACGATTGCTTCCATTCTTTATATACCCATAAAGTGTATTAGTACCAACAATAGCCATAGCACTCCTTAATCATACATATCTGTACCAACAGGTATCTTGAGTCTGTCAGAGAAGTAACCTCCATGCCAGGGGTCTGCTAGTGTACCAAGCTTTGTATTACTTGTTCCTGGAACTACATGACCATCAGTGGCTGTATATATTCGTAGATTAGTCCCTAAACCTATAGTCCACAGGGCTATTTCATCACCAGAGCTGCTATATCCAATCATCCCCCTTAGTGTGTTATCTAGTTCCCTAAAGTATATCTCCTTATCAAGTAGGGACAAACCATCTGAAGCAATCCGTACTACTCCGCCACCAGCATAAAGCTTCCCATCTGAACCAGAATACCACTGTATATTATCTGGGAAAGATACACCTTCTTGATACTGAATGCCAGCCATTCTACCAACACCATCTTCTAGCCATAATCTCCATCCAGTAAAATAACTAAGGTCGTTCTCATGTCCTTCCTCAAATTTACCAAGCCTGATTTCGCCAGCATTTATAAGACCCAGATTAGCAGTAATAGCTGACAGCACATCAATATAAAGGTCAGCCCCCATAGTACCAATAACTATGAGTGCAGGTTCTCCATTCTCACCTTTCTTGACAAAGCCAATAAGTATTCTTTCATGGGATACAGTATCACCAAAAGATTGAGTCCATGCCAACACTCCAGTGTCTGCTTCTACATCATAGTAAACATAATAGGTATTAGAGTTATCTAAATGCTTAGAGCCTGAGCTTATATTATATACAGTTCCATCGGCTGTTTTCAACCAGCCAGCTCCCCAAGACACATCATCATCGTCATCAGCAGAGAAAGGGATATTGATAATTGCTGGAAGATATGCAGGAGCAAAATCTAATGGCATCCCAGGAACTGAGGGTATTTGTTCATCAGTGCCAGCTAATGGAACAGGAGGATTGCCACCAGGAACAGTGTAGCCACCAGTAACACCACCAAGCTGTATTGTTATTCGGTAGATACCCCTATCATATTCCCTGATTATCCGATGGATATATCCTGTAACAACCTTGGCTGGGTCATACATACCATCTTGTATTTCTACCTTATCAAAGAGCTCAAGACCACAGTGCATAGGAGCTACAAGAACTCCTTGGCTTCTTTCACCTTGGATTTTAGCCAGAGCACCTGTAGCAAGAGCAGTCAGCTCAGCAGTAGTAGACCTCCCATCTATATCAAAATTAGCAAGAAGATAGTGTCTATCAACATATACTTCAAGCTTAGTATATGAATCATCGTCCACAGCTGGAAAACCCTTTATCCAGTCATCACCATCAGAATCCAAAGCATAGAAAGTAACCCTGTTAGGGATAACTACTGCAGCATCAATAAGATTGTTTATGATTAGGTTGGCTACATTGAAGGAGTAAACAGTACTATGGGCATCAGGCTGATAAGTACAAAATGTGCCATCACTCTTCCATTTTAGATAACATTTAGTCATATCTAAAAGCTGTCTTACACCTGAGACTGGATTAGATACTCTCAAGGGTGGTTGTCGTGTATCTATGATACCATCATCATCATCTTTAGTAACTGTGATACCAATAGTCCCAACCAAGTCCTCAAGTATCTCAAAGATAGTCTTACCATAGTTGGCTATGATGGCATTTTTCAAAGCTGTTGGAATCTCTTCACCAGAGGGAAGTCTCCTCTTGTCTATCTCAGAAGCTTGTTGCCAATCTTGGTTATAGGCTGCCATAGCAAGGTCAGCATTAACCTGTTGGAGTAACCCCCAAGCATCTATACAATTAAGTTGGAGAAGTAACTTGCCCTCCCTGGATATAAATTGTTGGTTATGTACCCACATAGGAGACATATTAGAGCCAGAGCCACCAATAAATCCATTATAGATAATAACTCCAGAACCCTTGTAGTTCTTGCTATTAAGGGATTCATCAGCATTATCTATTTCTACTATATATTGTCCACCCCACACTTGCTCATCAAGGAAAGCTCTGGTGAGTCTACCCCCATCTTGAGAAGTATAGACATCAGAACCAATAGTGATTCTTATATCTGGATGAGCTGTAGGGGAACTCTGTGTTGCTCCTGACCTCATAATTCCTCCTAAGGTTGTAGATTAAATCCACCATTCTCTATTGTTACTTTAGCATTAGCACCAGTTCCATCTTGAGCTTTACCTTTAGCTCTGTACCATCCAAGTTTAGCATCACTAGCTGTGTTATGGTAATAAACATATAATCCTGTTGAGGATTTTGTCATAGATACACCATTAACACCTGATAGGACTGTACCATCTGGGTCATAAAGATAAAGCTTAACTCCTTGGTCAGGGTCATACAAAGCACCTGTACTTACGAGCTTAACTTCAGCCCAAATTGGAACTGTTTCTTCTCTTTGCCAATCTCGTCTTATAGTCATATCTTCTTCTCCTGTCCATATTATAACATCATGGTAAGTTTCTGTAAAGACCTCTACATCGTGGTATGTCTGCATAAACACCTTGACATCGTGGTAGGTCTTGAATGACAGCAACATCTTGATGAATTGACCAATCCTACCTACTATTCCAGTAATCTTGAGTCCTAGTAAAGCTGCCCCAGACCTAACTATACTTATAGTTCTGTTCCCAGTAGTTTTTAAGCCAAGTATAGTCGTTCCAGACTTAATTATGCTAAGTGTCCTCGACCCTGTAGCTACCAAACCAAGTAAGGCTGTATTAGTTCTAACATATCCCCTAGTTCTAACTCCAATGCCTTTAAGTCCAAGTAGGGCTGTATTCACTCTGCCAACACCTATTGTCCTACTTCCAATTCCTTTTAGTCCTAACAGTGCTACCTTAGAACGAGACAAATCAATGCTTCTAGATGCTGTAGTTACCAAGCCAAGATAAGCAATACCACTCCTATAATAGTGTTGGATAGATTCAGATACCATTACCCCTATAGCCTTTAGACCAAGGAGGACTGTACTACTACGAACTATATCTATAGTTCTTGAACCTGTTCCTTTTAGACCTAAGTAAGCAAGCCCATCACGACTTATATCTATTGTTCTAGCTGCTGTAGTTGTCAAACCAAGTAGGCTTATTCCTGTTCTTACCCT